ATTCGTAGAAGTATCCCCGGCGCTCACACGCTGGCCGAATGGCAAGCGCTCAAGGCGCACTATCAGTATCGCTGCTTGCGCTGCGGAAAATATGAGCCTGACATTGTGCTGACTGAGGATCATGTGATTCCTGTGAGCAAAGGCGGCACGAATAATATAGACAATATTCAACCGCTTTGTTTGGCTTGCAACGCCTCCAAAGGCAATCGGCACACTACGGACTATCGCTAGCCTTAGCCGCTTTCAGCGGCGTTTTACGGTACATCGGGTGTGCGTCGATCGATGCTTGCAGCCAGGCTGGATAGCTGTCAAATTCGGCCTGGCTAATGTCGCGCAGCGGCACGCCCGGCAATAGCCCGCTTTCGGGATTCTTGCTTTCGTCATAGTAGCGCCCGATCGGCTCATCCATCGCTTTGCCTCTTATCGATAACTTCAACCGTGTAATCTACGACGCGGTAGAGCACGCCGCCGATCGTCGCGAATCCGCTCACGCCGCTGGCGCAGTACGCCATGCCGCTGTCTACGCGCCCGCCGAGCTTTGGATCGCGGTCAATGCTGTCGGGGATCGCGTCCAGCAACGTTAAGAGCTGCATTTCGGCGTTGGCGTTATCTACCCATCGGATGACTAAACGGCATGCAAAAACGTGATGCATGCCGGTCATGTTGCGCGCCGGCGGGCTATTCCGGAGCGGGCGCGTAAATTCCTGATACGCGCCATAGATCGCCGGCAGATCCAGATCGCCACTAGGTTCCCCGAGCGTGATACCGCGCAGACCGCCGATCGTTCGGAAGGCCGCTTCTAGGCCTTGCCAGGCGGTTAAGGCTGACATATACCTGTTCCTAATGCGCTAAATGTGGTATAATAGGAACAGACATGCGAAAGCCCCGCGCGTGCTGAAACACGCCGGGGAACGGCCAATCTGGTTAGGAGATTGACATGGATAGTATACCTCAGAAGCCGTGCTGTAGCTGCGGCGCGATCAAGCCCCTCACTGATTACCACGTGAATAGAACGCGCCCTGATGGACATGCCAGCACATGCAAGGCGTGTATCTCCGCGCGGGATATCCGCGATCGGAAAGAGCGCGGGATCGTTCCCCGCCCATGTGCGATGTGCGGATGCCCGATATTGATTCAGCGCAAGCGGTATTGCCCTGCGTGCGCGTCGATCCGCGTTCGCGAATATAACCAGAAGTATTATCAAGACAACCGCGAATCCGCACAGGTATCTGCCAGGAAGCAAACCAAACGCCGCTACCACGAAAGCGCTGCTGTCCGCGCACGCGTGAAACAGCGTGCGAAAGAATGGAACAAGCGGAATCCTGCGAAAACAAACGCGCAGATTCGTGCCCGCCGCAAAGCAAATCCAGATCAAGCAATTGCCTATAAACAGAATCGTCGTGCGCGTGTACGAGGGAATGGCGGACATTTCACGGCGAAAGAATGGCGCGATCTTAAGACATACTATGATTACCACTGCCTGTGCTGTGGAAAGCGTGAGCCGTTGATTAAGCTGACTCCCGATCATGTCATCCCTCTTAATCATGGAGGATCGAGCGATATCGCCAATATTCAGCCGCTTTGCGGACCATGTAATTCGAGTAAAGGTCACTGGCGCATCACCGATTACCGCGCAATCTGGCTGAAGTAATCGTCGCCGGCATCAGTCAACAACCGCTGTATATCCGGCGTGGCCTCTTCGATCCCTTGCTGGAAAAATGGCACGCGCGCATGCACGAAGGGCGCATAGACCACATTCGATCCAATCCAGCCGCGCAGCCCGCCCGTTTCAACCCGCGTCGTTTCCGACCTTCTCAGCGTGCCGGTATCTACCGGCGTTAAGGGCTGACTGGCGCGCAGGGCTAAGAGCGTGGCCTTTTGCATGAGCGGCTCGATCGTAGAAGAGAACGGGTGTGCGCGCATGCGCCCCGTAATATCCTCCGGCGTCGTGCCTGTCCACGTTATCTGCGGTTCGCTCATCGTAGTACGCTGGCCATAAACATAAACAGCATCAGAAAAAACAAGAGCCAGATCAGGAACAGCAGCGGCAGCGGCGGGCGCCTCATGGCGTGCTAATCCGGACAAGCATGACATGCGTCGGCGCGGTATTCCCGGCCGTAATGCCGGCGGTCACGAACACGGTTCCAGGGTTTGGCAGCGCGCCGAATGTTTGAGTCGCCACGACGATCGTATTCTGTGAGCCGGCGCCCAATGCCGGCGCGATCCCCCAGCCGCCGCGCGTGCCGTCGCCGCGCCAGCTCCGGAGCGTACACGTGCCGTCGGCGTTCAGCGCCGTAATGTAGCGACCGGGCGCGAGGGTCGCATTGACCGTGATAGACACGGCGACGGCCGCCGCGGCCGAGACGGTTCCGCCATCCACGACGGGCGCCCCGACGGGTTGCCAGTCCGTATCCGCGGCGTAGATACCCATCCGGAGCAGCGTAGCGGTTCCCGTCGCGCTGATCTCAGCTACTAAGGCATCGATCGCGATCGGCGTGTCCGTAATGAATCCGTTATAGCGCACCTGATTCGCTACGATCGCCTGGGTGCTATTCGACTGCCATTGCGCGCCCGGTATGCCAGGGTGCGCTACGCCGCTGGCCTTGAGACGGCCGATTGCGACTCTTGGCGGCGGCGTTAGCTTCATTACGCTACCTCGAGAATACGCAGATCGCCGGTTCCGCTACTCACGATCCCCCACCATGCATCCGATGTGCGGTCATCCTCGATCGCCGATCCCGGCAAAAGCGGGAATCCGTTCGCCGTCGTGACGGTATTATCCTTGCCGAGATACACGGTCTGTGCGCCGTTGTTATAGATCAGCGCCCGCTCACGATCGGCGTTGGCGGCCAGCACAGAGGCCGCCGCATTCGTCGGCGCGGCCGTGCTGAACGTCTTTGTATTCTGGCTTTGGGATGTCGGCATGGCTATACCCCGATCGCGATCAATTGATCGCGCTCTGCGATCAGTATCTGCTGCTGCAAGTTCGTGAGGCCGGCTATATGCTTCGTCGCGCCACTCCCATCCACGCCGACCGTATCCACAAATCCGCCCCGATCGCGCGTGCGCCAGATGTTGACGGCCAGCTCTAACGTGACTTCGACGATCGCATTGGGCGGCGTTGGCCCGTATCCCCAAACGGCTGTTACCTGGTAGCGCGTGTCTACGCCGGTCCACCAGCCGCTTGCGCGGTATAAACGCCCGTCGCCGGTTTCCTCCCATTCGTAGGCCGGCAGCGCCGTGTACGCGCTCGGGTTGCTGCCGCTCTGGTACGCCACGATCGTGACGCTGGACGGCTGATAGCTCGGCAGCCGCAGATACCGGCTATCGATCCCGCGCACGATCTTGGTTGCGGCCGAGCTATAGGCCAGATAATCAAACGTCGGATCGGCCAGCAAGGATCGCATGGTCGATCGGATCGTATCAGTCGCCCGGTCTAAGCAATCCTGTAATACATCGTCAGTCGCTGGCGCGACGGTCGCATTCGTCGCCGTCATGAGCGCGGCGTCATTGGCCAGCGTGCCCTGAAAGCTGGCCGTATACGGGCCGCCCGGCTTCCCGCGCACGTTCACGCCGGATGAGCCGATCGCCGTAATCGCGCGCAATGCCGTTTGCACCGTCGTGGCCGTGGCCGAGCTAGCCAGGTTGCCCGTAGACACGCCGTCATAGCTGAGCGTGAACGGCGTGCCGGACACCGTGATCAGCTGCTGTCCGTATTCGCTCACTTGCGGCAGATAGCTTCGCAGATCGGCTATGGTTGCGTAACTGGTCACGTCGTCTTATTCGGCGGCGGTTCTTTCGCCTTATTCGCCGGAGCGGCTTTCGCTTTCGCATCCTTATTCAACCCCCACTTTTCCGCCTCTTCGTCGCTCAGCTGGCCGCCGCTAGCCACCAGCAAAAACGACGCGCGCGGATCGCCCTCCGGCACAACGGCTTGTTGTTTGGCGTCCAGATACAGGCTCGGCCCGTCATTGATCCACATGGCGCGATCCTCCTTTTGGAATGTGAGCGGCATTACACGATTGACCCGCGGGCGCGCACGGTCATGGCGCCGGTCGGCGTGGCCACCGTC